CTCGAAAATAAATTAAAATAGGAGAAATAGTGGCAAAACCAAACAGTAAAGAAACATTTAAAGATTATTGCTTAAGAGCATTAGGAGCTCCTGTCATTGAAGTAAATATCGATGATGATCAACTTGATGATAGAGTAGATGAAGCTTTACAGTTTTACCAGCACTATCACCAAGATGCAGTTGAAAAGTTTTTCTTAGTACATACAATAACATCTGATGATATTACGAATGGTTATATACCAATTAATGATTTAATTACAGATGTTGTCAGACTTATGCCTTTAAACGATACTGAAACAGGTGATAAAATGTTTGATGTAAGATATCAAATACATCTCAATGATTTATATAACCTAGGATTCATGGGAAGTTTATCTGAATATGTTATGAGTATGGAATACTTAAACTTATTAGATACTGTAGTCGATTCAGATGATAAACATATTAATTTTGAAAGACATAAAGACAGATTAACAATTCACATGGATTGGTCAGAAGAAGTTGTAGTAGGTGATAAGCTTGTAGTAGAATGTTATAGGATCATTGATCCCGATACTTACACACAAGTATATAACGATTATTACTTAAAGAAATATTGTACAGCATTAATTAAAAAGCAATGGGGATTAAACCTCTTAAAATTTGAAGGTATGCAAATGCCAGGTGGTGTAACATTCAATGGAAGACAATTATATGATGACGCCATAGCAGATTTAGAAAGATTAGAAGAAGAAGCAAGACTCAATTGGGAAGCGCCAGTTGATTTTTATACAGGATAATATATGCCAAGAAATGTATATTTCAGTCAGGCGGTAAAGTCAGAGCAAAATCTATATGAAGATTTAATTATAGAATCTTTAAAGATTTATGGACAGGATGTCTATTATATACCTCGTACTTTAGTAAACCGTGATAATATTTTAGGTGAAGACCCGGCTTCGAGTTTTGATGATGCCTATTTGATTGAAATGTATTTTGAAAATGTTGAAGGGTTTGAAGGTCAAGGAGATTTATATTCTAAATTTGGATTAGAGATACGAGATGAAGCTACATTCGTGGTATCACGTAAAATGTGGAATCAATCTATTGGAAGATTCGAGACAAGACCAGATCCTAGACCACAGGAAGGTGATTTAATATTCCTACCTATGACTAACTCATTCTTTGAGATTTCATATGTTGAAGATGATTCACCATTCTTCCAGTTATCAAACTTACCTACATATAAAATGCAATGTAGATTATTTGAATATAATGATGAAGATTTTGAAACTGGACTGGATATTATTGATAATAAAATATCACAAAGTAGTTTCCAAGTTGTAGTTGATGTATCAGTCACAGGTGGCAATCATCCAGAAGTAGGAGAAGTATTAAGGCAAACACAAGTAGATGCGGTGGGAGATACTCCAGCAATTGTGGTATTTGGTGAAGTTGCTTCAAGAGATAAAGTTTCAAATACAGTAGGTAAACTCTATTTACAAAACGTAGGAGTCACTGGATCGAATAATGCTCGAGACTTTATTGTATCCGCTACACGACCTTTAGTTGGAGATGACTCAGGATATAGCGTGAATATTACAAAGATATATGGATTGGCAGATGTAACTGGAGAAGCATTTATAACTGATGGTGCTGCTGAGAATATAACCTTTGAAGCATTTGAGTCAGGATTTATGGACTTTAGTGAAAGTAATCCATTTGGAGAACCCTAATGTTTGGAGATCATTTTTATCACGCTACAATGAGAAAGTCCGTTGCGGTCTTTGGTACGTTATTTAATAACATTAAAGTAATCAGAAAAGCATCGGGTGGAGGTGTACTTAATCAAGTTAAAGTACCATTAGCCTATGGACCTAAACAAAAGTTCTTAGCACGTTTAGATCAGGAAACTGGTATTGATGCTCCATTAGCAATTAAACTACCAAGAATGGCATTTGAAATTACAAGTTTATCATTAGATAGTGCTTCTAAATTAACTCGTAGAAATGCAATATCAGAAACACATGGTAGTGATGTAACAAAAAAGAAAACAATAAAG